AATTAAGTCAAACAATGGTCAAGTGAGCACAGGGTGGCCTACGCTAGATAAAAGATTGTTTGGTGGTATGAACAGAGGTGAACTTAACATCTTTGCTGGTGGGTCTGGTTCAGGTAAATCATTGTTCATGCAGAACATAGCAATCAATTGGGTTACACAAGGACTCAGTGGTGTGTTCTTAACACTAGAACTTAGTGAAGGCTTATGTGCTATGCGTATGGACAGTATGGTAGCAAACTGTAGCACTAAAGAAGTGTTTAAGGACATTGATACAGTTGAAATGAAAGTTAAGATGGTAGGTAAAAAGTCGGGAGCCCTACGTATCAAGTATATGCCAGCACAATCAAACGTAAATCAGATTAGAAGTTATCTTAAAGAATTACAAGTGCAGACAGGTATTAAAGTAGACTTTATCATGGTAGACTATTTAGATTTGGTCATGCCAGTAAGTGCTAAAGTTAGTCCAAATGACCTGTTTGTCAAAGACAAATATGTGTCAGAAGAATTACGTAATCTAGCTAGAGAGTTAAACATCTTGATGATCACAGCATCACAACTTAATCGTGGCGCAGTAGAAGAAATTGAATTTGACCACAGTCACATCGCAGGCGGGTTAAGTAAGATTAACACAGCAGATAACGTGTTTGGTATATTTACAAGCCGTGCTATGCGTGAACGCGGCAGATATCAACTACAACTTATGAAAACACGTAGTAGTAGTGGTGTTGGTATGAAAGTTGATTTAGAATATGATTTAGAAAGTCTACGCATCACAGACCCAGGCGAAGAAGCTCAAGAAAGTGGCTTACGTGGTGTCGGTGCAACTAACATATTAAGTCAAATTAAAACAGGATCAACAGTAGCACCAAGCGAAGAATCTAAAATCCAAGCAGGTGTGGATAGTAGTAAACTCAAAAGCATGTTAGCTGGCCTTAAATCTGGTTCAGAATAATATTTAAAGTTCGATAAATACTCTAAATACCGGAGCAGAGATCTTGCAGAAACGTACACGTAGCCTACTCACTGAGCTAGATGAGTTATTAACACACAAAGACAAGGAAAATCTCCTTGAAAGCCGTGCCAATAACATCATCAATGGTGCGATCAACCTCATCAAGTATATCCACGAAAATTATGATGCTGACACAGCTACTAAGCTAGAAAATCGTTTATTAAATGCTATCAAAGGCCAAGATCCTACTAAGTTCTCGCGCGGTATTAGGAAAATCAAAGATGAAGATTAATGAAATAGTAGCAGAAGGGCTCGGTCGTGGACTATTAAAAACCGCCGCAACGGTTGGCAAGATGTTTGACCCAGAAACAGGTGCTAAACTACAAAGCTACTATGCGCAGTCAGACCCAAACTACAACAATTCTGACCTTGCACAATCCCCAGATGAGTTACAACAACAAATGAAAGCAATGAAAGAGAAAATGCGACCAAAAGAAGTTACAACCCGAACAGATATTAAATTAGTAAAAACTAATGGCAAGTGGGTAAGACAAGATGATAATACTGTTATAACAGACCCAGCGGAAATTAAGAAAATAGAACAATTAGCCACTAACAAACAACAACTAGCAATAGCACGTGGATATACACCTAAATGAAATTATACGAAATAAAACGTCAAACGCCAGGCTTCTTGCTAACAGAAAGCAAGAACACACATCTTGAGCATTTAGAAGATCTAGTGTTTAACGCTGGCTATGCTGGTGCTATAAGTGCATTAGATTATATTGAAAGCCTGCGTCACATGCTAGCAGAGGGCACAGGTACTACAACTAAACTAACAGTCAAGTGGGATGGTAGTCCAGCTATTATCTGTGGTATCGATCCTAAAGACGGCAAGTTCTTTGTTGGTACTAAAAGTGTATTTGCCAAGGCAGAACCTAAAGTTTGCAAGACCTCAAGAGATGTAGAAAAGTTCTACAGTGAACAACCTGAGCTAGTGGAAATTTTAGTCAGTGCCTTACAACACCTAAAGAAATTAGGCATTGGTGGGATTATCCAGGGTGATCTACTATTTAAAGAGGGAGGTGTTGAAACTGCTGATATCGGTGGCGAGAAATGTTTAACATTTACACCTAACACAATTACCTATGCTGTACCTGCAGATAGTCAACTTGGTCAACAGATAGCACGTGCTAAGATTGGTATCATATTCCATACAAGTTATGAAGGTACTAGCTTGGAAGATATGAAGGCAGGATTTCTAGTTAACATACAAGGCTTACGTAAATCAGCTGACGTATGGTTTGATGATGCAACATATAAAGATTACACTGGTATTGCTAGTTTAACTCCTACAGAAGATCGCAAGATTCAAGCATTGATGAATAGTACATATCAGACCATGGAGAAAATTGGTCAACAACGCTTTGACATTATCCTAGCTAACAAAGAGTTCGCTCGCAATATCAAACCCTTTATCAACAAGATGGTACGTGCAGGCACACATGCCGCAGAACCTACAGCATTCTTAAAAGACTTTATGTCACACTACAATGAAGTGATGACCAAAGACATTGACGTTATTACTAGTCGTGCCGCACAGAATCGTCTGGCTAAGATCAAAGAAAAAGAACAGTGGGTAGCAGATAATGCTAATAATCTATTAGGTATCTTGGCCACTTACAAACGCATAGTTGAAATGAAGGCATTACTATTACGTAAACTACAACAGGTAGAAGGTATTGGCACATTCCAAAAGACCAATGATGGGTACAAAGTAACAACACCAGAAGGTTTTGTGGCCATAGGACATGACGGTGGTGCAGTAAAATTAGTGGATAGACTAGAATTTAGTCGTACTAACTTTCTAAAAAGAACATAAATAAACGTATGTGCGCGAGCACGCTAATATATTAGGAGAAACAAAATGGCAGATAATTTTTCAGCAGTAGGCGTTAATGCGCTTAAACTAGTAGGCGACGGTGCTTCGGGCATTGGTCCTTACACAAAATTTGGTACAGTTGTATTGACAGCAATTTCAATCACTTCAGCTACAACTAACTTTACAACAACACCGGCAGCAGCTAACAGCAACCTATATAAAGCAGTTAAGGCTTTACAAATGGGCGCAGAAGTGTTTTACGTTGGTAAACCAACAAGTTCTGGTTCTAACGTATTTGTTGCAATCGTAAACAGCGCAACACTACAACGTGGTGGTCGTGGTGCTAGTGCTTACGGTGGTACTGATGATACAGGTGATACAACATTTGAAGCTTTAGAAGAAATTATCACTAATGCTTTAGGTAACTCAGCAAACGATACAACGATTGCAGAAGTTTCACTGACTGGTTTAACATTTGCTTAATCAGCAATAATAAACAAAGCACGCTTAAACAGCGTGCTTTTTTTTGACCTCATTTTGATAAATAATTGTATGCGCGAAAGCGTACATTTATTAGGAGAAATATTATGGCAACACCAGGAAGTCCAGTAACGGACAATGCAAATAAAGTAACACTAGGCGAGTTTATCGGCCGTGACGTTAAATTTGTTAAATTAGCAGCAACAGGCGTTGAAACAAATTACGCTAGTTCAGACAGCAACTTTGCAAAAGCAACACGTGTTTTAGCAAAATTCTGTACAATCACTATCGTTGGTACTCCATCGAGTGGTAATGTAATTTGGTTAGTTGAAGGTTTACCTACAGGTAACGTTCTTGACGTTACAGGTGCATCAGCAGCTATTGCTACAGCATTATCAACAGACGTTGAAGCTGCTAGCTCATTAACAAGTACAACTTGGACGGTTTACAACGGTCTAAGTGGCACAACATTTGCTTAATTCTTAACAGGATTAGCGAAACTAAAAAGCACTGGCAACAGTGCTTTTTTTTGACCATGCATTCTGTTGTCCTAGCATAAATAATAGAAAGATTCTCGGAGAATACAATGGCAATCGTAAATAGATATAAAACCTTTGACGCTAATGCGGCATATCAAGGAAATACTGTAGTAGGCACACAAACAGCGGCAGGAACGCTTTATGCTCCTGGCGGAGTTAACCTACACCTAGTTAGAATTAGAAACTCTAAAGGTCTAGTAGGTACCTTAATTCCAGAATGCGGTCAAGTCGATGGCGTAGTTGAAATGATTGTTAAAGAAATAAATCCTTTAGCATATTATGTTGATCCGGCACTGCCAACTAGCGGTAATTTATATATCTTAACTGACTTCCATCAATCATCGTCTGATCTACAACATCGTATTCGCCAAATTGCTGCTAATTCTGCAGCTACTACTACAAATAATATCACATTTACCTATGCTAACACAGCGGTTGGTCCAAACGCAGTCGATATCAGTGGTAGCGGAGTTACATCAGCTGCATCATTTACAGTAGTATAACACATACATCAAATCAAGCACCGCAAGGTGCTTTTTTTGTGACCTAAACACTGGTCAATAAATACTCTTATAATGATAGATACGAGAATACATCGCCATCGTGGATACACCTTGGTAGATGTTACAAAAACAGACGTAACCAAATATACTCCTGAACTTGAGCGTATGCGTAACAAGCAACGTAATTGGGAAACTGTGGTACAGGTCCTAGGACTTCGAGCACAGATCATGGGCATACGGCAACTTAAGACAGAGACTGTTGATCTCTCAGGATACCAATTTGGTGAAAGCTATGTTAATAAACATCGTGTGTGGACATTTGAATTTGAAGTAGAATTTGAAAATCTATATCTACAAGATCGAGATACCTACGGAACATTAAAAAGTGATTTCTCACATACCCCAATACTATTGGGTCTTGATGAAACTGCACAACCACCTATGCCACTGTTCTATACTGATGGCCAAAATAAAAACATATACTTTATATCTATAGAGTCTAACTAAATATATTAGATGCTCATAGGCATTCATTAAGGCACATATTAAGGCACATTGTTAAGGCTCACTCAAAAGACGGCATCGCTCACTTAGGAAGGCGAGATGGCCAAACCAGCAGAAATTGAAAAACAGAGTCTAGAAGCCCACGTTGAAATATGTGCCGTTAGGTACGCAAACTTGGAAACTAAACTAGAAAACTTAGAACATCGTATGGATAAACTTGAAGGCTACCTAGTTGGTATCAAGGAGAGCCTGGACGAAAAATTTGAAGGCAGAGGTAAACAGTCTGTCAGCATCCTAGTCACTATCTTAAGTGTTATCTTAACCGGATTATTAGGTTTCCTAGCCCACGTCGTTCTCAAGTAATAAATACTTGCATGAAGATTGTAGAACTAACTAATAAAATACTATTACCAATTACCAACGAAGAAAGCGAATTGCTTGGACGTTTTGTTGGTGATACCCCTATCGCAAAAAGCCACTTAGATGAACGTGAACAACTGTTGGCTAACAATCTAACAGTCAAAGATGTCCTAACTCGAACCAATACTGATGGCAAAATCTATTACAAAAAAATCATCAACTGAGTTTGATGTTGAAAAAATCCGCCGATTTACACAGTCTGAATTAACTCGATTATCCCAAGAAGACTCTGAACTACCATTCTGTTATCAGATAGGTACTGATGTCCTTGTTGGTGCAAATAGAGTAGTTAAGATCAATGATCATTGCTGGCGTGTTATGGAACAAGATCAGCAGGTGTTTGATTTTTTCAATCGTAAAGACGCTATATTCTATTGTATAGCCTTGTATAAACAACAAAATCAACTAGCCAGAGAAATACGTGACAATGATAGTTTATTAAATAAACTAGAATTTGAAGCTAGTTTATATCGACTACGCTATAAAAAAGCCCAAACAAAAGGCGACGCTTGGGGTGAAGAATACTATAGCGTTCGCTATACAGAAACACAACATAAGATAGAACAAGTTAAAAAAGAAATTAAGAAAAACTTAAACTTGGCTAAATATATTAAAGTCTAAATAGGAATTTGACCATGAAACTAGCAGAAATGTCTACAAAATCAACACGTAAGATCAACAAATTAATGGAGAGCCGCTTTGGTTTTGCTATTAATTTCAGTAATCTAACTGTTGCTAAAGCAGAACGTCTAAGTGAAACTATCGCAGCTAACTTAGATAAAATCCGCCATAGTGTGGACTTACACACAGCAGAAAAGAATCCACGTTATATGGAATTACTTACTGTTAAAGAAGGTCTAAGCACTTGGTTAGAAGAACATCGCACTCAACTTACAGAAGGTGAAGTTGGCAACGCAGAAGTGCTATTAGCTGCTAAAAACATGGTAGATTCAATCCAAGACGCTATCGAAAAAGTTGGCAAGATGCAAAACGAACAACTTCCAGAATTACTAGACAGCATCCGTGACCAGGTTGGCAACGAACAAGCTGAAGGTTTTAAAAACGCAGTCGGTACAACATTAGAAACATTGATGCAAAATCTACAAACAGCACGTGAAGGTGTTGATGGTGGTGTACGCATTTTAACTGGTGAGCAAGTTGACAACCCAATGTCAATGCCAGGTGATCAAGCTGATCTAGGTGGTGATACTGAATTACCTCCAGCCCCGGGCAGCGATTTAGATCAAGATGAAACTGACGGCTTTGGTGCTACAGATGCAGCAGTTGGTGGCGCAGAAGAACTTGGCCGCGAACTAAGATAATCGTGCGTTTAGATGAATTTCAACACAGTCCAAAGAATACTCCAGAGTCTAATTTAACAACAGCTCTGGAGCTTATTCGCCATAGATACAAAGATAAGAAACAACCCCCAAAGATCTCAACACAAAGCCTAATCAATCTTGTGCTTAATACAGACAAGACCTTTGATTATGATGCTCTTGTTGCGGCTAACACAACTAATCCAGCTCTTAAAAATCTAATCAAAAGCTATAACAAAGATTATATTGAACTACGCCCAGCTGGTGAAGATAATGACAGTTCAGCTACAGTGGAAAATCCCAAAGACACTGATGTAGACCCAAACGCACCAGTTGATACAGTTAGCAATATGGCTAAATCTGCAGCTAAAAAACGTGGCGCCGCAGGCTTCTAATTACCAAAAACACTTGACATAGCACGCTAAATACTGTAGTATTTTACTATACTATTGGAGTTTATATATGGCTTATTCAGAAAAAGTTCTAGACCATTACGAAAATCCTCGTAATGTGGGCACCATGGACAAGAATAGTCCAGATGTAGGAACAGGTATGGTAGGCGCACCTGCCTGCGGTGATGTGATGAAACTACAGATCGAAGTCCATGAAGGGATCATAACAGATGCCAAGTTTAAAACGTATGGTTGTGGCAGTGCTATTGCTAGTAGTAGCCTTGTCACCGAGCTCCTCAAGGGCAAGACGCTGGATGAGGCTCAGACCATCAAAAACTCACATATCGCAGAAGAACTCGCACTACCGCCCGTCAAGATACATTGCTCGGTACTTGCAGAAGATGCGATCAAATCAGCGATAGCAGATTACAGGAAGAAACATGAAACAGTCACAAATTGAAAGCCCTTGCATATCAGTATGCCGCTACGAAGATGAAGTCTGTGTAGGTTGTGGCCGCACAGTAGATGAAGTTGTGGGATGGTATGACATGACAGATGACGAAAAACAAGCAGTATTAAACAGGATAGAAAAAGATTCTAAAGGTTGGTTTAAATAATGGATATGATCACACTTACTGCTAGTGCCGCTAAACACATGCAAGATGCCTTGTATAATCGAGGCAGAGGTATTGGCATGCGTATTGGTGTACGTACCAGCGGATGTAGCGGGTTTGCATATATGTTAGAATTCGCTGATAAAACATTTCCAGGCGATCTTGAAATAGAAGATCGAGGTGTTAATCTCGTCATTAATAAAAAAGATCTTGTGTATCTACAAGGTATGCAGATTGACTATGCTAAGAAAGGTCTCAACGAAGGATTTGAATTCTCTAATCCCAACGAGAAAGCACGTTGTGGTTGCGGTGAATCATTTACTGTTTAGTTTCAAAATATTCTAAAATTGGATTAATTATTTCTTTAGTTAGTCGATCCATGACTATGTCTCTATTAAAAAACAAATTATGATTATGTTCTAATTTAGACTGAGTGAGCATATCGTATGCTACTGGTTTATAATTACGTATATTATTGATCACCTTAGAAAATCTCGCAGTAAAATCGTATTCAAGATCATAACTTTCGTCGAATAAATTCTCATAAGTTTCAAAACCTTGTTGATGCAAATGCTCTAGTGTTTTAGCTTGTCCGAGGATCACAAACGGGTGATAAAAGGCAATAGGTTTGTAAGTTTTTTCTGATACCATAAACCAGTTTGGATCGTTCGTTGTTTCTGTTTCAGCAACAATACTAAAATATGTATCATTATACCAGGTTGGATTAAAATGATTGTATCGAGATGAACTAAACATTTCGTCATCTGGTAAAACTATTCCTTTAGTAACATAGCTATAAATTAAAGATTCTAACATATCCGATAATTCATTAAACAATAAATCTCGATGTTGTTTTTGATTCCATAACGGCATAAGAGCTAATTTTTTATACGTTTTGGTTGGATAATAATTTTCATGTGCAACAGAAAGATAATACAGAGCTTCACAGTACCAAAACCAGTTTTTATTAGTCAACACCAATGATCCGGGTATAGGATCGGCTGGCCCACTATTCCACACATGCTCATTGACTATCTTATACCCTTGTTCTTGATATGGTTTAATATAGTCTATATCACTTCGATCACCAAATATTATGACAGTATCTGTTTTATCAAACACGGGGTCATCTTCAATGAATATAACCCTAAAAAAATCGTGTAGAATATTTACTATCCAATAGTTATTAAAACTATTTCGATGTTCATTAGACAACAGTAGATTAATCTTTTTCATATTAACTATTTACTTGTGGTAAATTATGCTATATAATATTAGCTATGCTTATTCAAAAATACAACTATACCCCCATTAATCGTGACACAGTAGAAGGTAAACGTCTTTATACTTTACCAGACGGATCACGTGTTCCTAGTGTTACTACTATCTTAGATCGTACTAAACCACAAGAGAAACGAGATGCTCTTGAAAATTGGCGTAAACGAGTAGGAACCCAGCAAGCCCAACAGATTACCACAGAAGCTGCTAGCCGCGGAACACGTATGCACAAATGGCTAGAAGACTATGTGCGTAACGATCGTAAAATGGGCACACCAGGAACTAATCCGAATAGCCAACAGAGCTATGCCATGGCGCAAGAGATCGTAGAACACGGGCTTAAACATGTAGATGAAGTATGGGGTATCGAAGTGCCCTTATACGTTCCAGGACTATATGCAGGTACAACGGATGCCTGTGGAGTATACAAGGGTAGCCCGGCAATTATCGACTACAAACAGACTAATAAACCTAAGAAAACCGAATGGATTGAAGACTATTTCCTTCAATTATGCGCCTATGCTGCCGCACATAATGAAGTCCACGGAACTGATATTAAACAAGGTGTGATCCTGATGGCTGTGGCACCTAAACTCTTAGAAGATAACACATTCGCTAGACCAGAATTCCAAACTTGGACCGTTAGCGGTAATGAATGGACGATCTGGATGGACCGTTGGTTTGATAGAGTTGAGCAGTATTATAAGTTAGCATAAATACTAGATATTGAACTAAGGTGATAACATGGCTGTAATACAAATCTCTCAAATACAGGTACGCAGTGGTCTACAGGAAGACTTACCACAACTAGCCACAGGTGAATTTGGTTGGTCGGTCGACACCCAACGCTTGTTTATCGGTAAAGGCACACTAGCAGAAGGTGCGCCAACAGTTGGTGTAACTGAAATTTTAACAGAATACAGCATTGGGTTAATCAATGTGGGTATCGTTGCACTAGAAGCCAATGTTGCTAACATTGCCGCTAATATCACATTAATACAATCACAGATCGCTAATATAACTGGAGTATATACAGAAACTATTACACTACCAGACAACACATCAACATTAGCTAATACAACATTAACTATAAGTTCAGTTACTCCAGCTGGACACCCTTACGCTTCATCGAGAATCGTAGATTATAATATCACCAGAGGTGCTGACAGCAGAGTTGGATCTATGCACGTTACCCAATGGAATGGTAATACCATAGTATTCGATGAAGATTATAGCCAAACTGCTGATCTAGGTGTTACCTTGTATTGGACCGCAAACATTACTGGCAATGCAGTCATTGGTAATCTTGCTACATTAGGTTATACGACTACTGGAGTTGGTACATCAGCTAACTTAACCTACTACCTAAAAAACTTCTACTAAAATGTGGCAAAATTTTTGGAACCTGCGTGTTAATGACAGGCTAACGCAGTGGAAAGATTTCCGCCATCAACTAGACAGACTGCCTTTAGAATCAGCAGTAGTAGAACTAAACAACATGTGGAGCACTGCTCCA